TTCATCCAGTTGGCTGAATTACGTCTGCGTAGAGAACTCAGAACTCGTCAGATGTTGGTTGTAGCTACAGCAAATACGACAGGTGGTGACTCTACCGTAGGATTACCTACAGACTTCTTGTCGATGCGTGACATACACGTTAATACTAATCCTATTACGACTCTAGCTTATCAGGCTCCTAATGCTTTCTATGACTCTTACAGGGTTACAGAATCAGGTAAGCCTACTGAATACACTGTACTGGCTACTGAGATTCAATTGTCTCCTGTTCCTGATAGCACTTATCAGCTTCAGATGCTTTACTACGCACAGCCTTTTTTCTTGAGCGATACGAATACTGGCAATGTGTTCTTAACTAATTATCCAGACGCTTTACTGTACGCTTCTTTAGGTGAAGCAGAGCCTTATTTAATGAATGACGTAAGGTTGCAGACTTGGGCTAGTTTGTACGATAGAGCATTATCATCAATAACGATTGCAGACCAGAGTAGTGAGTATAGCGGTCAGCCAATGTCAATGTCTTATAACGTGAGGTAATAATTATGGCAGAAATGTCGAACTATCTAGAAAATGCTCTGATTAACGCTACCTTGCGTAATACGAGCTACACAAGTCCTGCTGCTGTTTACGTAGGTCTTTATACGTCTGATCCTACTGATGCCAATACTGGCACTGAAGTATCTGGTGGCTCTTATACACGTACTGCTGTAACGATGGGTGCGCCTAGTAACGGTGTATCTACGAATACTGCTGCGGTAGAGTTTCCACAGGCTTCTGGCTCATGGGGAACAGTTGGTTGGATCGGTATTCTCGATGCTACTTCTAGCGGTAACTTGCTGTATCACACAGCATTGGACACATCTAAAACTATATCATCTGGAGATATCTTTAAGATAGCTATTGGCGGTCTTAGCGTAACTCTGGCGTAAGGAGTAAGCGATGCCACTAGTTGTCGCAGATCGTGTTAAGGAAACATCTACCACTGCTGGCACTGGTACGCTAACGCTTGCTGGTGCTAGTGCAGGGTTTCAGTCTTTTGCTGTTATTGGTAACGGTAATACTACCTACTATTCTATTGTTGATAGCACTGCTGGAACATGGGAAGTAGGTATCGGTACTTACACATCGTCAGGTACTACATTAGCTCGTACTACGGTATTGGCTAATAGTTCTGGCAATACTTCTCCTATATCGTTTGCAGCTAATACTAAGGATGTGTTTGTTACTTATCCTGCTGCTAAGTCGGTACATGAGGACGCTACTAATACTGCTTTTGCAGATCAGATGGCTTCTTCTAACGGTATCGTATTAAATAATCTAACTGTAGCTACAACATTCTCTATTCCTAGCGGATACTCGGCTATGAGTGCTGGCCCTATTACGATTAATAGCGGTGTGAGCGTAACTGTACCGAGTGGGTCTAAGTGGGTGGTGTTCTAGATGTTTGGTTTATCGGCATATTCACAAGCACCGTATTCGTCATTAGGTGAAGCTGGTAATTTTGTATTAGCTACAGCTAGTGTAGATGCTTTTGCCACAGTAACAGCAAACGCTTTTGCTATCTATGACGGTGCAGGAAGTATTAACGGATCGGCTACTGTTTCTGCTATTGGTATCAGGATTCAGACTGCTACAGGCTCTATAGATGCAACTGCGGTGGTAACTGCGGCTGGTGGCATTATCTATAGTGCTACTGGCTCAATAATTGGCACTGCTACTGTAACGGCTAATGGTGGCTTAATAATACTTGCTACTGCTGCTGTGGATGGTACGGCAACGGTTACGGCAGAGGCTACTAGAACATTATTCTTTACTGGTGCTATTGATGGTACTGCTACGGTTACGGCTGACGGTATTAGGATTCAGGTAGGTACTGCTGCTATTGATGGAACAGCTACGGTAACATCAAGTAGCGAGGTTGATTACAGTGGCACTGCCTCAGTAGATGCTCTAGCAGAGGTTTCATGTTTAGCAATAGCTGTATGGAACGCCATAGCAGGTATAGAAGGAAATGCGACTATAAGCGCAGACGGTCAGGTAATTGGTGACGAGTGGGATAACGTAGTAGAACAATCGAATACTTGGACTATTGTTCCTGAAGGCGGTAACACATGGACAGTAGTAGCAACACAATCTGATACTTGGACAAGGCAATAAAGATGGCTAAACAACGCATAATATTCGGTGAATGGCTACCAGATCAGCCTGGTGTTACAGGTGCTTTAACTGGTGCAGTTAACTGTTATCCAGTTACTAACGGATATGCTCCAATTCTTGATGAAGTTGAGTATTCTGATGATGCTAACGCTAATTTATTGACTTGCTTTGCGGGTAAATACGCAGGAACGGTATCATTATTTGGTGCTTCAGCTAGTAATCTGTACAAGTTTACGCCTGGTACTCGTGCAATGGCTCCATTAACCACTACTGGTTACGGTGCAGTTGAGTATTGGGACGCTGTTCAGTATGGCGAGAAGATGATTATGGCTAACGGTGACAGCAAATTGCAGTCATACACGCTAAATGTATCTACTTATGCGGGTGATTTAGCTGCTGCTGCTCCTACTGCTAAGTATGTAACCGTAGTTAAGGACTTTGTGGTCGCTGCTAACGTGGTTGGCGAAGAAAACAAGGTTTACTGGTCTGATATTAACGATGAAACAGATTGGACTCCTGGTCTTGCTAGTCAATCTGACTCTCAGGTTATGCCTGACGGTGGTGATATCACTGGTTTAGCTGGTGGTGAGTTCGGAATCGTGTTCTTAGAACGTGCTATCTACCGCATGTCTTATGCAGGTAGTCCTTATTTCTTCCAGTTTGACGCTATTAACCGTACTTTAGGCTGTATTTCTGCCGGATCAATCATTAACTTTGCAGGAATGACGTATTTCCTAGCGGATGATGGTTTTTACGTGTGCGATGGTCAGACAACCAAAGGAATCGGTACAGAAAAGATAGATAGATGGTTCTTTGATAACGCTAATCTAACGGCAATTAAGCTAGGTATGTCAGCCGCAGTAGATACAGAGAAAAGACTGATTGTTTGGTTATTCCCTGCACAGAATGGTGATAATTTACTACTGATTTACAACATTGCACTAAACAAATGGTCGTATGCAGAGACTACTGCTGATAGTGTTTCGTTTGCTCTAACGCCATCGGTAACACTAGAAGGTTTAGACGCATTTAGCGCAAGCATAGACTCACTAGGCATCTCTTTGGATGATCGTCAGTGGGTTGGTGGTCTATTGTTATTGTCTGCAACGAGAGGCCCTAATATCGTAACCTTTAGCGGTCAGTATAAACAGGCTGCTTTAACGTCAGGTGACATAGATGTAGGTCATTCAGTCATTACTTTAGGTAGACCGATTGTAGACGCTGGTAGCGGCTCTGTAGCGGTCGCAAGTCGTGAGCTGTTAAATGATGCCATTACGTTTGGAGATGCGTCTGTAGCCGATTCTGAGGGTCGCTGTGGGCTACGTTCTGCTGGTAGGTATCACAGGGTTCAAACTAACCCTAGTGGTACATGGAAAACTGCTGTAGCGGTTGAGATTGATATTAGCGGTCAGGGTACTCGATGACGAGAACAGTCCAGTTTCAGACGTTACCTCCTTTTGGTGGAGATCAGCGACAGGTTGCTGAAGTCGTTCGTGGTGTCATGGACGGCAAGACGAATAATACTGGTACGGTTACTTTAGCCACAGGCAATGTGACTACTACGACTATATACGACAGCCGTATAGGTAAAGAGAGCTTGATATTCTTGGTTCCTATAAGTAATGCTGCGGAGGCTGATTCTGCGCCTTATGGTGCATTTCAAGACACTACAGATCAAACTGCTGCTAGTACGACTACTGCTTACGCAATAACATTAAACACTACTGACTATTCTAACGGTGTATATCTATCGAATAGCTCAAGGCTAAACGTCAGAAATTATGGCGTATATAACATTCAGTTTTCTATTCAGTTTAAGAATTCACATAACGATTCTGAAGAAGTAGATGTATGGTTTAGAAAAAATGGAACAGATATAGCTGGGTCAAATAGTCGTTTTGGATTAACGACTCGTAAAAGTGCTGGCGATCCTAGCCACATGATTGCAGCAATTAATTTCTTTTTAGAATTGCAAGCCAATGATTATGTTGAGATAATGTGGCGTGTTTCTAATACTGGTATATCTATTGAGCATTATGGTACTGGCACAAGTCCTACAAGACCTGCTGTTCCTAGCGTTATAGCGACAATGCAATATATAGCTCCATCAGCTACAAGTAACATATACGTTTCTTCACAAACTCAAGGGAGTGCTACTTTGACACATTGGTCTAATAACACAGCAGATAAGACATACGGCTACATTGTGGTGGGCTAATGGAATTTCGACATATTCCAGTAGCAGAAATAAGAGGCTGGTGGGCTTCTATTAAGGCTCCACTAGACAAGATTAAAGGGTATAGCCCAGAGGATTGGATAGTAGAAGATGTCTATGCAGATTTAATCTCTAATAGATCACTTCTATGGGTAGTTTTGAAGGAGCAGAGGTTCGGTGGCTTCTTCATATTGCAGCCATCTGGACTACATCTACACGTTTGGGCGGCTTGGACGTTAGAAAATGATTATCAAATGGTTGAAGATGGGCTAAAATACATAAAAGGCTTGGCAAGTCAAGCTAATGCAAAATATGTAACTTTCTCTAGCCATCGACAAGGTTGGCAACGTAGGGCTAAGAAGCTCGGCTTCAAGCCTAAACAATGGATTTGCGAGGTCTAATATGGGCGGTGGTGGCGGTGGTTCAACTACAACAAGCGGGATAGATCCCACAATCAAGCCGTATGTAACGTATGGTCTTGAAGAAGCTAAACGTCAATATGAAGCACCTGGCGCAGCATTCTTTCCTGGTCAGACTTATGTCTCTCCTAGTGAAGCTACGTCACAGGCATTACAGGCTGCTCAAACTAGAGCTATGTCAGGCTCTCCAATTCAGCAAGCGGCACAGCAAGAGTATCTATCCACAGTTCAAGGCAGAGGCGTTAATCCATTCCTAGAGGGTGCGTTATCAGGCGTTAATCGTCAAGCTACTGAGGCTTATACTCGTGGCGTACAAGGTATTCAGTCTAATGCTGCGTCTAAGGGTCGTTATGGTTCTGGTGCAATGGGTCAGCAGGTAGGTCAAGCTCAGGACATATTCGGTCGTAACCTAGCGGAACAAGCCGGTCAATTAGCTTATAGTTCTGCTGAGGCTGAACGTGGCAGACAGATGCAAGCTGTAGCTGGTGCGCCCGCTTATGCTCAAGCTGACTACATGGATATTCAGAAGCTACTAACGGCAGGTCAAGGTCAAGAATCGTACCAACAGAAAGCTCTGCAAGACGCTATCAACCGTTATAACTACGAACAAACTCTGCCACAGCAAAAACTACAACAATTCACGAATCTATTTACTAGTGTGCCTTCTGGTGGAACTAGTACAAGTACACAATCAGGAGGCAAATAATGGGCGGAGCAGCTAATCCTATTCTTGGATCTTTATTAAATGGTATTGGCACAAATATTCTAGCTGGAAACGATCCAGTTAAAGGTGCTTTGATAAATGCTTCAGCGTTGGCTGGAAGTGGAAATATGGGAGGAGCTATGTCCTCTGCTATGCCTTCTGCTATTCCTCCTCCTACTTCAGTAATACCTGGTATTAATGGTGGTCCAACTGCGGCATTTTATAACCCTGCGTCATCTACTGCTGTTGCATCGCAATATCAAATACCTGGTCTTGTAGGAGGCCCTTCTCAGGCGTTTTCTAATCCTGCGGTTATGTCTCCTCCACCTATTCAGGGTCTTGTTGGTGGGCCTTCTAATGTGTTTTCTAATCCATTTACAGCACCAACTGCATCTCAAACTTTTCCATTGGCTTCTGCTAGTAATGTTCCTGCTCCTATTGTTGAAATGGGGACAAATGCTGCATCTCCATCATATTGGGAACAATTTAAATTATTTAATAGAGAAAATCCTGGTCTAACGCAGATGGGTTTTGCTACAGCTAAAGATGTTTTTACTCCAGAACAAATAGCCCAAGCTCCTGTTGTTCCAGTTCAGGCTAGAGGTCAGTTAAGACCTTTTGATCCTGTTGCTGCATTAGATCCATATAAGCAATCCGCAATTAATAATTCACAGATTTCACTAATTTAGGTGATATATGGCAATTGAAGATTTAACACCGTTCGGTACAGCACCTAAATTCTACGAAGGATTACTAGGTGCTGACGAAACTGCTGCGTTACAAAAAAGAGCGCAGATACAGGGATTGCTTGGTGCTGGTTTAGCATTAGCTCAAGGTATGAGTAGATCAGGTGCGCCACGTTCAGCATTGCAAAACATATTGGGTGCAGCAGTTGGTGGATTTCAAGGTGCTGGTGGGGCATATCAGCAAGGCTTACAGAACTATCAGACTCAGCAGCAATTAGAACAGTTAAAGATAAAGCAGCAGCAAACTAGAAATCAGATGACTGGTATTGCTAACGCTAAAACTAAGTATCCTGATTTAGCTCCATTGGCTGACATTGATCCACAAGAGTTCGTTAAAGCAGTAGCGGCTAGAGAAGAAACTAAACGTGCTAGAGAACGTATGTCTGCTTACGAGCAGATTGGTGCGCCTCAAAATGTACCTTCTCAGCAGCAAGTATCTCCTGCTGTAGCAACTTCTAATATTCCTATATATGGCGATCTAGGTGAGTATCCATCAAATGCTATAAATTTACAGCAACCACCTCAGCAAGTTACTCAGCCACCAGTAAGCCAGTTAGAGCAGAACAAGCAACAAGCAGCTTTATTCCGTCAAAAGCAGCAAGCAGCATTATTAAACAAAGACACAGAAGCGGCTAAATACTTTGGCGATAGAGCTGAGGAGTTATTCCCTAAAGCTAGCTTCATGCGTGTAGGTGATGAGCTTATTTATGCGGCAGGAGGCGATTTTAATCCTGTTTATAAAACCAAGCCAAAAGCAGAAGAATTTACAGGCAACTTAGGCAACTTATCTTTAAGATATTTTAAGACTAAAAATCCTGCTGATTTAGATGCCAACCAATTAAATTTCTTAGATACTAAAGCAAGAGAATTAGGTATTGGTGAAGGTCAAAAAGTAGTTACTAATGTTTACACTGGTCAGTTATCGAAAGGTACTGCAACTGAAGTAGAAAAAGAACAGTTAAGCATTTCAGATCAAATTGCTAATTTGAATAATATTAAATTATCTTTTAGACCAGAATTTTTAAAGCCTCAATATAGAATTGCTCAAGATTGGACTGCACTAAAAGATAAACTTTCCTCAAAAGGCTTGAATGAGACAGAAAAATATAGTTTGGGTCAATATACTGAGTTTAGACAAAATACAGTAAAAAATCTTAATGCAACGATTAAAGCAATTACTGGTGCTGCTATGGGTGCTGATGAAACAGTAAGAATTAGAGCGCAAGTGCCGGATGCTGGAGATGGGGTATTGTCTGGTGATAGCCCAACTCAATTTGAATCAAAACTTAACAATATTACAAAAGACCTTACATATGCTTTAGCTCGTAAAGAATATGCGTTAAGAAAGGGTTTAAATTGGAAAGATATTCCGCTAGATCAAATTCCTAAAATAATGGATAAGCGTGGTTCAGAAATCGCTCGTGGATTAGGATTAGATCCTGAAAAATTAGATAGAGAAGCCAAAAAAGGCGATCCAAAAGCTATAGAACAAAGAAGGTCAATTCAGAATTCTGTATTGTCTGAATTTGGTATTTCAAATTAAGGATTAGTATGGCAGATTTTTCTAGCGATATATTTACTCCTAATCCTCCTGCTGATACATCTGCAGTGCAGAGGACTCAGGGTGCTGACTTTTCGTCAGATATATTTGCTCCTCCTATCCCACGACAAGGTGCTAAGACTCCTAGAAACATACCACCTAAAGCCATAGCAGAGCCATCTCGTGCGGCTAGTGTATCTACATCGTTTATGGGTGGTATTCCAACTGAGAAAAAAGCAGCAATTAACTACTTTGCTAAAGCTCGTGGCATCTCTCCAGACCGATATGCGGTTATTGGTGGCGATATAGCGTATCAAGCAGATGATGGTAAGTTCTACAAGGAAGTAGTCGGTATGCCTTCAAGAATGGCTTATAACGCTCCAGATGTAGCTGAGATGGTTCCTGATGTTGCTACTGGTATTTTATCTGCTCCATTGTTATTAGGTGGGCCATTAGGTGCTAGTGCTGCTGTAGGTTTAACTGGTGGCGTATCTGCTTTAAGTAACTATGTCCGTCAGAAGATAGCAGGTGCTACAGCAGGTCAGGAAGTTAATCCTTATGAAGTTGGTATATCAGGCGGTCTATCGTTATTAGGTAGTGCTGCTCCAGTAGGTGTTAAGGCATTTAAAGAACGCAGGTTAGCTCGTGATATAGCTCAGGTTAATCCTGCTGAGACTGCTGCATTACGTCAGCAAGCTAGTAAGTACGGTATTCCTTTAACTGGTGCTGAGTTAAGTAACTTGCCATCGTTAAAGAGTACGCAGAAAGTATTAACAAATATTCCAGAATCATCTGCTCAGATGGAGAAGTTCTATCGTGAGCGTGAGAAGAAGGTGCAGTCTGCTGTTGATGACTACCTAAGTAGTTTGTCACAGGTTGAGGACGCATCAATAGCTGGTAATCGTGGATTACAGGCACTAGAAGTTCAAAAGCAAAACTTAATTAGACAAAGAGAAGAAGTTACAAAGCCAATATACGATCAGGCTTTTGAGGCATCTGTTCCTGTAAATACACAGCCAGTTTTAAGCAGCATAGATAATATGCTGAAGTCTCAGCCGCCAACAGGTACAGCTACAAAGTATCTTAATAGAGTTAAGTCGCTGCTAGAAAAGCCTGGTATTGATGAGGCAGGTCAACCATTAAAGACTATGGTTCCTGAAGATAGATTGCCTTTACTGCATAACGCAAAGCTAGAAATAGATGCGATGTTTAAGGAAGATGCTTTTAGTTCTTTGGATAATACAATTCAAGGCAAATTAGCAAGCATTAAAGATAATCTATTAAAAGAGATTGAAAAAGGTAATCCAGATTACATAGCCGCTAACCAAAAGTTTGCACAATACTCTCAGCCATTAAATGAGTTTAACGAGCGTATTACTGGCGTATCGTTATCTCAGATGTCTAAGGATAATTTAAAGAATTTTGCTAACAGAATATTCCAAAATCCTAGTCCTAGTACGATTAGATACGCTAAAGATCAGATTACTGCTGGCGGTGGTGATGAGGCATGGAACGCAGTTACTAGAACATACCTAGAGGAACAATGGCAGTTAGCTAAGAAGCCAGCTAAGAGTCAGCAAGGTCAGAAATTAGATGTGGGTAATGCTTGGCAGAATGTTCTGATGGGCGATCAAAAGCAACAGAAAGCCTTGCAGGTAGCGTTAGGTAAGGATAAATTTGAAGGATTACGTGATCTATCGCAAGTTCTTGAGGCTGCTGGTAGAGTCAAAAAGCTAGGTTCTGATACCGCATTTAATCAGTTAATAACGGAAGAATTAATTAAAAATCCTCCAGTTACTAACGTGATAACAGGTGCAGCTAGAGCTACTGGTTTTGCGATGTCTCCTCAGAATTGGGGCAAAAAGATTACTGATTGGGCTATAAAGAAAGACGCTGCTAATAACGCAGAACAGCTAACTGACATTATTACTAGCCCTAATGCGGTAGATCAGCTAAAGCAATTAAAGAGAATGTCTCCTACTTCAGCTAAATTTTGGGCTGGATTAGGTCAAGTATTGGGTGATGCTGGGGTTATAGAAACTAGGGATTAACATGGCAAAAACAAAGATCAGCGAATTTAGCGCAACAGCAAGCTCAAATACTGATATTGACGGTATTAATCTTGCAGAAGGCATGGCTCCTAGCCTTGTCAATAACGCAATTCGTGAACTAATGGCGCAGTTAAAGGATCAGCAGGTAGGTACTTCAGGTGATCCATTTACGGTAGCAGGTACTTTCACAGCATCAGGTGCAACGGTCATAGGAAGCACTACAACGTCCTCTGTGACAATTAACGCAGCCACTATAGACGTACCTACTACCTTTGCAATAAACAGCACTGGGGCTGTTAGAGTGCCTGTAGGAACGACCGCACAAAGACCATCGTCAGCCACAGGTCAGTTACGATATAATTCAACTTTAGCAATACTTGAGACGTATGATGGTTCTAACTGGATACCTGTAGGCGGGGCAACTGGTGGAGCTGGTGCAATTTTTGAGAATAAGAATACGGTATCAGCTAACTACACGATTACTACAAATAACAATGCAATGAGTGCTGGCCCTATAACAATAGCGTCTGGCGTAACAGTAACAGTACCCTCCGGCAGTCGGTGGGCGATTGTTTAGTCGATAAGGAATAAGATATGGCCAATGTTCTAACTGCGGGCAACTCCTCGAATGGGGGTACTGCAATATCTACAGACACTAGCGGTACGTTAAATATTGTTACTGGATCAGGTTCAGGTGCTAACGCAATAACTATTGATGCTAGTCAAAATGTAACGATGGCTGCTAACTTGTCCGTTACTG